CTGGTGAATTAAAAAGATTAATTATTAATATGCCGCCAAGGCACACTAAGTCGGAATTTGCTTCTTACTTTCTACCTGCTTGGATGATAGGTAATAATCCTAAGTTAAAAATAATCCAAGCAACTCACACTGCAGAACTAGCTGTACGATTTGGTCGTAAGACTAAAAACTTAATTGACTCAGAAGAATATGCAAAAATATTTAATACAAAACTTCAAGAAGATTCTAAAGCTGCTGGTCGTTGGGAAACGGATCAAGGTGGTGAATACTTTGCAGTCGGAGTTCAAGGAGCTGTTACAGGTCGAGGTGCTGATTTATTAATCATTGATGATCCACATTCCGAACAAGATGTTTATTCAACCACTGCTTTTGATAAAGCATATGAATGGTATACATCAGGTCCACGTCAGCGTTTACAACCAGGTGGGCGTATTGTATTAGTAATGACCCGTTGGTCTACCAAGGATTTGACGGCTCAACTACTTAAATCACAAATGGCCGAGGAAAAGGCAGACCAATGGGAAGTTGTTGAGTTCCCAGCAATCCTTCCTTCCGGAAAACCTGTATGGCCAGAGTATTGGAAATTAGAAGACTTACTTGCTGTTAAAGCATCTGCTGGTATTTCAAAATGGAATGCACAGTATATGCAAGACCCAACTGCTGAAGAAGGTGCAATTATAAAACGTGAATGGTGGAGAGATTGGACTAATGAACAAATACCAATATTAGAACATGTAATACAATCTTATGATACGGCATTTATGAAAAAAGAAACTGCCGACTTTTCTGCTATTACAACGTGGGGAGTGTTTAGAGAAAATGAAGCTGGACCACAAAATTTAATATTATTAGATTCACATAAAGAACGATACGAGTTTCCAGAATTAAGACGTGAAGCATATAGACAATATAAATACTGGAACCCTGATACGGTGTTAATTGAATCTAAAGCATCTGGACTTCCATTAACGTATGAACTTAGACAAATGGGAATACCAGTTGTTAATTACACTCCAAGTAAAGGCAATGATAAACATTCAAGAGTAAATTCAGTAGCCCCGTTGTTTGAATCAGGAATGATATGGGCACCTAAAAGTAAACAGTTTGCACAAGAGATGATTGAAGAGTGTGCAGCGTTTCCTTATGGAGATAATGATGACTTAGTGGATTCCATGACTCAGGCATTAATGCGATTTAGACAAGGTGGCTTGATTTCTCACCCAGAAGATTATATAGATGAGCCTGCTTCTTTAGACGACAACAAAGAATATTACTAATGATAAAAAGATTAACTAGAACTGTTCCTCCTTTAAGAGGACCTAATCCACAAGGATTGAATATTCCAGATAAAAAGGTTAAGATAGTTAAATCGACTAAATCGGAGAATTTAAATGGCAGACGTAGATAAGTCACTTCCAAATGAAGTAAGAAACACGGTCACTGTACCAGGGTCCATGGATCAGGGACAAACTCAAGTAGACATACAAGATAATTTACCAAGTAAAGATAGTACTGAAGTTACTCATAATGAAGATGGAAGTGTTGATATTGATTTTGAACCAGGTGCCGCTAATCAACCAAATACTCAAGGTCACTTTGATAACTTAGCAGAATTACTACCAGATAATATTACCGATAGTTTAGGAGAAGAATTATATGATGATTATACTGAATATAAATCTTCACGACAAGATTGGGAAAAAGCAATCACAGATGGTTTAGATCTTTTAGGATTTAAATATGAAAGACGTACACAACCATTTAGAGGAGCATCAGGTGTATCACACCCTGTACTTGCAGAAGCAGTAACACAGTTTCAAGCATTAGCTTATAAAGAATTATTACCAGCAGAAGGACCCGTTAGAACTCAAGTGATTGGACTTGATACACATGAAAAAGAACAACAAGCTAATCGTGTAAAAGATTTTATGAATTATACTTTGATGAATACTATGCAAGAGTATGAACCAGAATTTGATCAAATGTTATTTTATTTACCACTGACTGGATCAACTTTTAAAAAAGTTTATTATGATTCATTATTAGGTAGAGCAGTTTCTAAATTTATTCAAGCAGAAGATTTAGTAGTTCCTTATTCAGCAACTTCATTAGAGGAATCAGAAGCTATTATGCATGTTATTAAAATATCTGAAAATGAATTACGTAAACAACAGATCGCAGAATTTTATAAAGATATTCCTTTAAGTCCAGATTATGATTCTCAAGAATCAGATATGGAGAAAAAAGAAAGACAATTAGAAGGTAGACGTAAAGGTAAAGGCGAAGATATGTTTACCCTTATTGAATGTCATGTTAATTTAGATTTAGAAGGATTTGAAGATAGAGATAAAAATGGCGAGCCAACAGGAATTAAACTTCCTTATATTGTAACCATTGAAGAAGGCACACGTGAAGTATTATCTATTAGACGTAATTATAAAACTAATGATCCTAAAAAAGAAAGAATACAATACTTTGTACATTTTAAATTTTTACCTGGTTTAGGTTTTTATGGATTTGGTTTAATTCATATGATTGGTGGATTGTCACGTACAGCTACTGCTGCATTGAGACAATTACTCGATGCTGGAACATTAGCAAATTTACCAGCTGGATTTAAACAAAGAGGAATTAAAGTTAGAGATGATGCACAACCAGTTCAACCTGGTGAATTTAGAGATGTAGATGCACCTGGTGGAAATATTAGAGATGCATTTATGATGTTACCATTTAAAGAACCATCAGCAACATTATTACAATTAATGGGTATTGTTGTACAAGCAGGTCAAAGATTTGCATCTATTGCGGATATGCAAGTTGGAGATTCTCAACAACAAGCTCCAGTTGGAACAACTGTTGCATTACTTGAACGTGGAAGCAGAACAATGTCTGCTATTCATAAACGATTATATGCAGCACTTAAAAATGAATTTAAATTATTAGCTTCAGTATTTAATTTATATTTACCTCCTACTTATCCTTATGATGTAGTGGGTGGACAAAGAGTAATTAAACAAACAGATTTTAATAATAACGTTGATATTATTCCAGTTGCAGATCCAAATATATTTTCACAAACTCAAAGGATTAGTCTAGCACAAACTCAATTACAAATGGCTCAATCTAATCCTCAAATCCATAACCTCTATGAAGCATATTATAAAATGTATGAAGCTCTAGGGGTTAGAGACATAGATAAAATTTTAAATGTACCACAGCAACCACAACCACAAGACCCTGCGCAAGAACATATATCTGCTTTAGCTGCACAACCATTCCAAGCATTTAGAGGACAAGATCATAGAGCTCACGTTACAGCTCATTTTAATTTTATGGAAACTAACTTTGCTAAAAATAATCCAATGTTAGTTGCTGCTTTACAAAAAAATATATTAGAACATATTTCTTTAATGGCAGTTGAACAAACTGATTTAGAATTTAAACAACGTACTCAAGAGATGCAACAGAAGATGCAACAGTTACAATCTAATCCACAGATAGCACAAAATCCTCAAGTAGTACAATTGATACAAATGCAAATGCAAAACTTACAAATGCAAATTGAATCTAGAAAAGCAATTCTTATTGCTGAAATGATGGATGAGTTTATGAAGGAAGAAAAACAAATATCAGGTGGTTATGGTAATGATCCATTAGCTCAACTTAAAGCTAGAGAACTTGATTTAGTAGCTCAAGATAATGAGAGGAAGAAAAAAGAAGGTCAAGAGAGAATTGATATTGAGAAAATGAAGGCTTTATTAAATCAACATAATACTCAAGAAAAAATTAAACAAAATGAAGAATTAACCGCTCTTAAAACAGGGGTTGATATAATTAAACAACATAAGGCTAATAATGACGCCCATTCTTTACATTTATTTAAAGTGGCTACTACCCCTAAAAAAGAATAGTATGTACAACCATTTAAAAAACAGCTATAAATAAACCAATGGTTAAAAATAAGATTAAAACTGTTATGCATGAATTCAAAGCTGGAAAATTGCATTCAGGAAAATCTAAAAAAATAGTTAAGAACCCAAAGCAAGCTATTGCAATAGCAATATCTGAAAGCAAAAGGTCAAAGAAAAAATAGGTAATTATATGGCTGATCCAAAAGGTAATGATAAAATTAGAGCAATAGCTCAAAAACATAAAAATAAAAAAATGCCAGAAGCTGTTGGCATGGGAAGAAAATTTATAGAAGATCCTGAAAAACATATCGGTGTTGCAATTGCTGAAGGTAAAAAAACAAAAGGATATGGACTTGAAGGTGAAAAAACTTATTCAACAGAAAATTCTTTAAGAGATCCAAATGCTCATGAAGTTGATCTACATGAATTTTTAAATGAAGATGGATATTCAAAAGGTGGTATTGATGTTGAAATGACAGGACCACAAGAAACAGCTGAAGAACAAGTACGTGGTCAAAGAAGAATGCTTCCTGACAAAAGACGTAAAGCTAAGTGGTTCTAAACCATGTTCGGCGCTTTAGCCCCAATAGCAAATATATTATTCTCAACTATTGAGAAATGCGTTCCTGATAAAGATTTACAAACTAAATTAAAGTTTGAGATTCAACAGCAGATGTTACAATCACATGCTGAAGAATTTAAAGCTGCAGCTTCTATTGTAGAAGCAGAAGCTAAAGCTGGTCCTTTTACATCATCTTGGAGACCTTTATTAATGTATGTATTAATCTTTATAATAGTGTGGAATTATATATTAGGACCAATTATTAAGATATTCACAGGTACTATAATAAGTTTTGAATTACCTGGTGATGTATGGACTTTATTACAAATTGGCTTGGGTGGCTATGTTGTAGGTAGGTCTGGAGAATCTATTGCAAGAACTATTGC